TTCAATCCTTTTTTCGTACATATGTTCGAGTAGAGTTACCTTATATGGACTTACATAGTGATTTAGCAGAGTTTCTTGACATACCCTCTTGGTATAAAGACGCTAATTGTAAAGGCACTAATCAGGATGACTTCTTTCCAGACCGAGGAAGTTCAACAATAAAAGCAAAAAAGATTTGTAGCGAATGCAAAGTTGTCGATATATGCCTTGAATACGCTGTAGAACGCAAAGAACGCTTTGGTATTTGGGGTGGTAAGTCGGAAAGAGAGCGTAGAGCTATTCGTAGAGAGCGGAGATTAAAGGAGAATAAGTGACTGCATACTTCGAAGGTGCAGATGAATTTGTATTTTTAGACTTCGAGACAACAGGACGAGACCTTATAGGTAGGAATTACTTTGATAATGGTGTTTCTAAGAATGATGCGACACAAATAGCTATTGCTTGGTTTGAGGGTGTACATCTAAGGTCTGCACACAGTTATATAAGACCAGCTGATGACTATTTTAATTTAAAGAGTTGGTCTCATGCATCCCCAGATAGAAAACATTGTATTAACGCACCTAGGTTTCGAGAGTTATACCCAATCCTATTAGGAAATATTGGAGATAAGAAAATTGTTGCTCATAATGCAAAATTTGATTCACAAGTTTTTCATGACTCAATGCTTGGTATTATGGAACAACCAATAAAGAATGAATGGATAGACACAGTTACAATGTCAAAACAATATTTACCCAATGCAGGTCCTTGTTTTGATACATGCGACAATCACTGCAAAGGACATACATTAAAACATTTACATCACTATTTTGGATTTGGAGAATTTGACCATCACAACGCTATTGCAGATGTTTTTGCTCTAGCTAGGATTTTTTCTATTATGTATAAACCTAAAACAGACTATACTAAGGACTGGTTATTCATTTAACTTATTTGCTTATAGAGGAAATAAGGTTGTCCTGTGAGGCAACCTTTTCTCTTTCTGAAATACCACTTCGTTATGATATAGTTAAAGAACTATGATTGAAAATTACATCTTCGCAAATAAAAACAGATTTAAAATTACAGGAGAAACAGAAGAGCACTACCTAGTAGAGTTTTATAAAGAAAATCAAATTGTAGATGAATTTTATATTCCAAAACAAGACAATCCAGATATGATTAGGAATGCTTTGTTGTTTTGGTACTCTAGTAGATTTTTAATCAAGACCTCATCAAATACCACTTTGAAAGAGAAGAAGAGCTAAAGTTAAATTGTCGGCATCCACACCGACCTCCTCCCATCATCGGCTCTTCTTAGGAAGAGCTGTATCTATATCAAGATTCTGTTAAAGTAGTTTTATGACATACACACCATTACCTGAAGGTTTAACAATTCGTAAATCACCAATAGATAACTTAGGATTGTTTTCAGATATAAATATTGAAAAAGGTCTTAATGCTGGTATAACTCATGTGACAGACCCTATAACAAAAAAACTATACAGGACTCCTCTTGGTGGATTTATTAACCATAGTGAAGAACCTAATGCAAAAATTGTAGAAGTCCAAAGAGTAAGGTATTTATATTTCTTAAGAGACATTCAAGCTGGAGAAGAAATTACTGTTAAGTACACAATGTACAATCCTGTATCTAGTGAAGAAGAATAGTAATGCCTAGAGTTGAGTGGGACCCAGAAAACGAAACTTATAAAGAATTTAAAAAACGAAGAAGTGAATCTCATGGTGTATCTGGTATGGGACAAAAGAAACGCGAAGGTACAGGAAAAATAAATAAATCTGCTCTTAGAGAGAAAGCTTTAAAAAGAGCAAACTATAAGTGCGAATGGCCAGAATGCGAGACAACACAGTGGCTAGAGATGGCACACATTGTTGGAATAGGTATGGGTGGAATGAATAGAGACATATCTAACAATGAGGGTAACGTAGCTATATTTTGTAAGTTTCATCACGATATTTTTGACGGTAAAACAATAACTGGAGCAAAAAGAGAGTACACTAAATTTGTAAGAGCTTACTTGAGGAGATTTGTGTAATGCCTATATATGAACATAAGTGTATTAAAGACATTTGTGAATTTTTATTTGAAGTAACTTATAAAATAACTGAAGAGCCAATCATTAATTGTCCTAAATGTGCTAGTCCAACTAAAAGACAGGTATCTAGCAATGTAATGTTTGAGACACCAATGGATGCAGAGTTTGTAGAAGACCCTTCAACATTAAGTGCCAAGTCATTAGCACAACGACAAAAAGCAAGTAAGCAAAAATATAGATGGTAGGAGATTATGGATTATAAATATATAACCGAAGAAGACAAGTTAGCAATTATAGAGAACCAACTTAAACAATTAGAAGGAAATCATTTTAGTATGTCTTTAGTTGAACCTTCACAATTACAGTCACCAGATGAGCATATGGTTTGGAAACAACAAATAACAGCTATTGAAAAATCTATTGAAAGAATGAGAAAATTTCAATCAAAAGAAAAGAATGGCTAAATATGCACCAAAACTTCCAGGACTACATGTTGCGCAACAAACTGTGGCAGATTCTGATGCAAGGTGGAAAATACTTTGTGCTGGTAGGCGTTTTGGTAAAACTAGACTTGGTGTACAACTTTGCATACAAACAGCATTGGCTGGTGGTAGAGCTTGGTGGGTTGCTCCTACTTATAGTATTGCTAGGGTTGGCTGGAGAGCTCTAGAAAATGCCGCTTTATCATTTCCTAAAGAAATTGAACCTAAAATCTCTATTGCTAACATGGAAGTTAATTTTCCCAATGGTGGTTTTATTGCTTGTAAGTCTGCTGATAATCCGCAAAGACTAAGAGGAGAAGGTTTAGATTTTATTGTCATAGACGAAGCAGCTTTCGTTAAAGAAGAAGTATGGCATGAAGTCTTGAGACCTACACTAACCGAAAGAAAAGGTGGTGCTTTATTTATATCAACCCCTCTTGGTGTAGGAAATTGGTTTTATGACTTATGGGAAAGAGCTGACGGTAGAGATGATTGGGAAAGATTTAAATTCGCAACAACTGATAATCCAGCAATAGACCCCGAAGAAGTTGAATCAGCCAAAACTGAAGTAGGCTCTATAGTCTTTGCTCAAGAATACATGGCTGAATTTATTGAAGCTGGTCAAGGTTTATTTAAACAAGACTGGTTTTCTTACTTTGACCAAATGGATGATGGATTTTATATTGGTGGTGGTGGACAGTTTAATCCAACGATGCTAACTCATTTCGGAACTATGGATGTTGCAGTTACTACTGAAGAAAGAAGTGATTACACTGTAATTGTTAGTTGTGCAATGACTCCTGAGGGCAAAATCTTTATTGAAGATATATTTAGAGATAAAATTGAATCTCCAGACATAATCCCTACAGCTAAAAGATTTGCAAGTAAATATAACTGGTCTTACATTTGCATTGAAAATCAAGGTTTGTCTAAACCATTTATTCAAGAAGCTAATAGGAGTGGTTTAAGGGTAAAAGAAATAAGAGCTGAAAAAGATAAAATAACCAAAAGTTTACCACTATCAGCTAGGATGGAGTCAGGTGACATCCTTTTTAAGAAGGGTGCATTTTGGTTGGCGGACTTAGAAAGAGAACTGTTGACCTTCCCTGTCGGAAAAAATGATGACATGGTAGACGCTCTGGGATTAGCAGCTAGTACACTTTCAGCTAGAAGAGAGTGGACAGCGTATTAGAGTACTGGGTACATGGAAGAAAAAAGTAGATTTCAAAAAGCTTTAGATGTCTTTAGACCTTCACAAAGAGGGAATGAAGAGAAATTACAATCGAATTATAATCAAATGTTTGGCAACGATGCCTCCATTTTTGGTTACAATACCTCATCAGGATTTGTAGAATCCAATAAATTAAAAGAAATAGGAGATGGTTCAGGCAACTCTGCTGTAATTGCTTGTTTGAATGTTTTATCAACTTCTTTTTCAGAACCTCCATTACAAATTGTAAAAAGAGACCAAATTTTTGGCGATAGAGAAATACAATATAATCATCCATTAGCAGAGCTTTATCATAGACCTAATCCTTTTATGTCTCAAAACTTACTTTCTCACTACATAATTATGGCACTCAATACTCTTGGTGATGCTTACTTATACAAAAATCGTAATAAACAAGGACAAGTTGTAGAACTAGTACCTTTAATGCCTCATATGGTAGAAGTAAGAGGAACTGAACAAAAGCTAATTACTCATTATGAATATTACGCTTACGGTAAAGGTGATTTTGTAAAAATACCATTTGAAGATATGGTACATATCCGACAAGGAATAGACCCAAATGACCACAGAAGAGGACACGCTCCACTTAAAACAGTATTAAGAGAAATTTTAGGAGACGAAGCTGCAGGACAATTTACCTTTTCCTTGTTAGATAACATGGCAGTTCCTGGTGTAGTACTTACTCCAAGGTCAGATGGCTATGGAGGTCCTACAAGAGAAGAAGCAGAGTCAATATCTGCAATGTATAAAGAAAAGTTTGGTGGAGCCAACAGAGGTGCTCCAATGGTTTTATCAGGTTCAATGAACGTAGAGGTAGTTTCTTTTTCACCTGAACAAATGAGACTAGCTTCCTTAAGAAGAATACCGGAAGAAAGAGTATCTGCAGTTTTAGGTGTCCCAGCTATTCTCGCTGGTCTTGGAGCTGGATTAGATTCAGCCACTTTTAACAATACAAAAGAACTTAAAGAATTTTTTACAGAACAAAAATTGATACCTATGTGGAAAACAGTAGCTGCTGAATTAACGCATCAATTACTAATTCCTGATTTTGGCGATAAAGGTTTGATTTGTGATTACGATGTTCAATCTGTTAGAGCACTACAACCTGATGTAGACAATCTTTACAAAAGAGTAAACATGGGTGTATCTGGTGGTTGGATAACTATTGGTGAAGCTAGAAAAGTTGTAGGACTAGAGGTAGACCAAAACCATGATGTTTATCTTAGACCTTTAAACATGATTCAAGTAGATGATGAGGGTCAAGCAATTCTTAATGACCCACCTCAACAAAATAGAGATGCTTCTAGAAGAGAACAAGAACAATTACAAGCTGCTGATACTTCTATTTCTACAGAACAAAAAGATACTTTAGGAACAGAGGAAGGCATACCAGAATCCACTAGGAACCCAAAAGTTGTAATGAATGATGAACCAAGAAGTGAAGAAAAGTATATTGCCAAGATGCCTAATGGTGCTTTCTGTGTACTTAGTCATGAAACAAACAAAGTAATAAAATGTTTTGATACTAGAAAAGAAGCAGAAAACTTTTTAAAACGCAAACCTAAAAAAAATTATGATAATATTGAAGAACTAGGTGTAAGTTTAGAAGAAGCAGAAGTACTTATGGAATCACAATTTGAAATAGAACCAGAAAATAGCAAAGCTGCTAATCCTAAAGATGTTTTTGATAATCCAGGTGAAGCAATGAATAGGTCAAAAGAATTATCATGTGCAGTTGGTGTTCACACTCATGAAGTAAATGGTAAAAAAGTATTTATGCCTTGTAAAACACATGATGCATATGAAGAAGCTGTAAAACCTAAGAAAGCTGAAAAGCCAAAAAAAGATAGGACTAACTTTCCAAGCCCAGGTGATGACAAGCAAGTAAGAATTTCTAATTCTAAATATAAACAATTTCCTTACGGTTACGCTAAAGATTTAAAAGAGAACTGGCCAGAAATTTGGAGACGTGGTGGTAATGGAGGAAATCCCCCAACCTCATTCACTGGTAATGATGCTTATTCAAGATGGACTAAATATCAATCAGGAGATAGAAGCGAATCAGTTTTAAATTGGGTAAGAAGAAGAGAACGTTTTATGGGTAGACATCAAGGTAACACTAGACTTGCTGGAACAGTTGCCAATATCAAATGGGGTGGAGTTTCTAACATTGGTGTTTCTGGTATGAAGAGAGTCATCAATGAACAAAAGAAAATTGTAAGAGCTAGGAGAAAAGCTGCAGAGGAAATGGCTGATGATATTTATGAAAAACATCTCACTGAAACAAAAGCTGTTTCTGCAAGAGTTAGGAAAGCGTTAGTTAATAAAGTAAAAGAACACAATGCAAAAAAACCTAAGTATAGGGCTAATCTAAGAACTTTGACATCTGTATTTAACAGAGGCGTAGGTGCTTATAGAACAAGTCCTGGTTCAGTAAGAGGTAATGTTACATCTGCTGACCAGTGGGGATTAGGTAGAGTTAACGGTTTTATTCATGCGTTAAGAACTGGTAGATTTAAGAGAAAACCTTATGACCAAGATTTACTACCTAGCAACCATCCGTTAAGTTCTAAAAAATCTCTAGACGTAGAAGAGAAAGCTTCTAGTGTCCGTATGGGGCAGTCAGTAAGTTGGTCAATCAACAAAGACCCTCAACCACCTTCAACAGTTCACGGAATTGTAGTTTCTATTAATAGCGAAAAGAAAGAAGCGACAATGCAAGTATGGGCAATCATGGAAGACGGTAGTCACAAAAAAACAGATAGAAAAGTGACAATGCCCATTTCAAAATTAAAAGTTATTAAGCCTATTAAATAACACACCTTTTTAAAGGATAAGTTAATATTTCTTATATAGCGTACCTTAACTGTTAACAGGAGATTAAAGGTAATATGTCTGAAAAAGAAGTTAAAAACATAGACCTCGAACTCAAATCTGAGACCGAGGGAAAAGTTTCCGCTGTTTTTTCTGTATTCAATTCACTCGATTCTGATGGAGACGTTGTACTCCCAGGGTCGATTAAATCAGGTTTCAAATCTGGTTCTGTACCTATGGTATGGGCTCATAAGTGGGACATGCCTATTGGTAAAGGTTCAATAGAAAGTGATGGCGATAAAGCTACATTTTCTGGTGAGTTTTTTATGGATACAGAATCCGGTAAAGAAGCTTATAAGATAGTTAAAAATATGGCTGATATGCAACAATGGTCATTCGGTTATAGAGTTAACGATGCTGAACAAGGCAAAATTGGTGAAGGCGAAGAAGAAAAAGATGCTAGGTATTTAAAAGACCTAACAGTTTTTGAAGTCTCACCTGTTCTTGTTGGAGCAAATCAAGATACCTATACAATGGCAATCAAATCAAATGATGAGCTAATTAAAGAAATATTAGGTAATGAAGAAGAAAAAGCTGTACTTAGCTCTTCCTCTTTTGGTAAAGAACCAGTATCTGAAACAATAAATGAAGCAGATTCGGTTAATCCAGAAGTTGAAGTAGATGGGTTGGCTACAGAAAAGTCAGTAACTGTTCAAGAGTTATTAGAGAAGCCTACAGTTTATTTAAAGGAACTCTACAAACTTAAAGAATCTCAGTTAGAGACTCAAGAAGAGATTTCAGAAGATGCCCCTAAAGCATTTTCGGAACAAGTCAAAGATGTGCTTGCCGCATTAAACGACTTGATGGTACGAGCTACCGCCATAGCGATGTTGCGTGCTAAAGATGGAAGGAAGTTAGGCGAAAAAGCCACTGAAGCACTACGTGCAGTTCAGGAAGACTTACAAGATGCATGGGTCGAATTAGACCAATTCATTGATAACGTAGGTGAGAACAATGTAGTGACTGAGGAAAGCGTTGACGTAGAGGAAGAACTACCATTAGAGGAACAAGAAGACGAGGTATCTGAAGAAGTTACTGAGGAAGTCGAGGTTCAAACAAACCCAGAGGTTGAACCAGTCCAAGATGAAGATAACACTGAATCCGTTGATGAAGAGGCTGAAGCCTTATGGGTAGAGGCACAGCAAAATATTGCTGAGTCATTGGATGCTGAATTAGAAGTAGAAGATAATATATAGGAGATATATAAACCATGAGTAAAGTAGCAAAGCTCAAAGAGCAAATTGCAAAGTCTCGTGAAGAATTGAAATCTGCTTTTGATTCACAAGAAGACGGTAAGTACACAGCTGAAGCCAAAGAGAAAATCAAAGGCTTCAACGACGAACTTTCTGGACTTGTTGATGATTTAAAAGTAGAAGAATCAAGGCTTCAAAACGAGAAAGCTTTAGAGGTTGATAATGAGCCTGTAAATTCTATACCTAATGCAATGCCTGAAAAGAAGGGCCCATCATCTATTGGTGAGCAATTCGCAAATTCTGATGCTTTCAAAGCATATACAGAAAAAGGTGTTAAAGGTGTAGATTCACAAGTAGAATTTAAAACAACCTTAAATACAACAGGTTATCCACCAGAGAGCTTAAGGGCTCCTGGAATATTGGAAACCGCTTTAAGAGACCCAGATAGCGTAATCGGATTGTTTGACCAAATTCAAACAAGCCAAAATGCTTATGTGTATCTTGAAGAATCCACATTCACCAACAATGCTGGTGAAATCGCAGAAGCGGGAGACATTAGCTCAGCTAACGAATCCGCACTTGCATTTACAGAAAAGACAGAGTCAATCAGAAAGATTGCTACTTTCTTACCTGTAACTGACGAGTTGCTTGCTGATGTTGCTGGAATCCAAGGTTATGTCAACTCAAGACTATCAACAATGATGAAATTGAGATTAGACAATCAACTTATGGACGGTAACGGTTCAGCTCCTAACTTAACTGGTGTATTAAACAAATCAGGAATTAATTCCTTTGCATTTGGTTCATACTCTGGAGAATTAGGAAGATTAGGACAAATTTATCAAGCAATAACAGAAATCAGAAAGGACGCATTTGTTGAAGCAGACGCTATCATCATGCATCCTGAAGACTGGTATCAAATCATAACATCTGTAACAGATGTCGCAACCACAACAAGTGGTGCTGCAGCTAAGAATCCTTTATTCGTAGTCGCAGGCGGATTTGGTGCGGACGCTGCTCCAAGACTTTGGGGTCTAAAAGTTGTCCCATCTACAGTCGTCGCAGCTGGTACAATGTTAGTCGGTAAATTTGGTGGCGGAGACGCTGCACAAGTTATTATGAGAGAAGGTGTAGACCTTGCTGTTTCTGACAGCCATAGTGACTTCTTTGCAAAAAATCAATTGGCAATTAGATTGACAATGAGATTAGGATTTGCAATTTACAAACCAACAGCATTCTGTAAAATAACACAGATGTAACAAAATAGTTTTAAAGGGCGGATTCGTATTCGCCCTTTAAACTAGAGGAGAACTATGGACAATCAAGATATAAAAAATCAACTAGAAATGTTTGGAATGATAGTTAAAGATGAAGAATTTTTTAAACAAGATAAAGAAAGGTTAAAACAATTTATAACCAAAACAAAAGTTTCTGATGAGGAAGAGGTAGAAGTAGATGCCAAGGGGTAGACCTAAATCATACCGCATGGGTGGTAGGGTTAGACCTAAAAGAAGACCAAAGCGACAAGCTAGGAGAAGATAAAATATGGGCTACGGCAAATATAAACCAAAGAAAGGACCTAAAAAACCAAAGAAGCGCGGTAAATAGGTTAAGATAGATTATTATGTATACAATACCAGAACAAAATATTTACAAATTACCTGACGGTAAGATTTGGAAAGGTGTTCCAGCTGATTTACCATCTAGTCAATCTGACTTGATTGCTAAAGCAGGACACGAATACCCTACAGAATGGTTAAAAGAGCAAGGCGCATTAGATGCTCCTAAGAAAAAAGCTCCTGCTAAAAAAGCAGACGTAGCTAAAACTAAAGCTCAAAAACCAGTTGAAGACAAAGCTGTCAAAGTAGAAAAAGAAGACAAGTAAAACGGAGGTCTAAAATATGGCTTTCTGTACTGCTGCAGATGTTGAATCTTTTGCGCAGATAAACTTTAACTCTTCATTAGAAACACATTTAACAAATGAATTAATCCCTATTGTTGAGGATGTAATTCGTGACTATGTAGGTTATGACATTGATTATGCTACGCATACTGAAACTATGTCAGGAAATCAAACAAGAGAACTATTCTTAGAGCAGAGACCAGTAGTTGCTGTTAGCTCTGTAGTTGAAGATGGAAATACTCTAACTTATGGTAATCAAGCAGAATTTCTTTGGTACGATAACGGTAGGATTAGAAGAATAGGAAGTAGGTGGTCTTTTGCTTATCCTGATAATATAGTCGTTACCTATACAGCTGGATACGATACTGGCGGAGGAACAGGACCTGCTTTACCTAGAGCTTTTAAAGTAGCAACAGCAAGAGCTTCTGCTAGAGTTTTAGAAGCATCATTAGTTCTTTCTGCGCAACAAGAACCTGGTGAAATTAAAGCACATTCAGCAACTGAAGCTTCAAACTTTACTGCAGCCGACTCTGAATCCTTAGGTGATTATTCTGTACAATATGTAGGAAATATAGGAATGAACTCGATAGCTATACTTTCTGCTGCTGACTTACAACTTCTTGGTAAATATAGAAAAAATTTCTTTATCTAATTAGAATAGGCATATGCCTACAAGAAAAGCACCACAACCCGAAGAAGCTAGAAAGCTTTTTTTAACACACCCCAATAGAACCCTACAACAATGGGCTAATTTATGGGGAACTTCTGCTGAACGAGTAAGACAAATACGACATGAGTCAGGTGTTGGTGCCGTATTTAAAGTTGACATGCAAGTAGTAAATCAAGTTGCCGAAAAAATATCTCTTGGAATATTCACTCTTGCTAATAGAGATTTATATAAAGATTTACCTGTAGGATTTGAAGCATTTAAAACTTGGATTAGAGATAACGAAGAAGTACAAAATATTATTAATGAAGCTCAATACAAAGCCAAAAAAGTAAAACTTAACCCATCAAATAAATTATGTATATTATGCAAAACAGAAAAATTAGTTGAAGAATTTAAAAAAAGTCAAAAATACAGTGATGGCTATGTAAAAGTTTGTATAGAATGTTCAGCTAATCATGACTTTGCTATAAAGGTAGATAGAAAAACTTGTTTTAAATGTAAGAAAGAAAAGTCAAAAAAATCTTTTACTTCAAACAAGAATTTTAAAGACGGTTTAGTACCATTCTGTAAAACTTGTAAATCCAACATGCGTAGGAACAAAAGGACATTAAATAGTAAAGTTACTGATAATATCTAATGTATGGTAGGTCAACTAAAAAAAGTATTATTTGAACACAAAATAAACGTACAAAGGTTAGACCAAGCTACTGTAGATGAAAGAGGCGAATTATCAGATACTTGGAGTAATCAATTTACTAATCTTGCTTGTAAAATAGTAGAACAAGGAGAAACAGAAAATAGAGACGGTAGGAATACTGTAATAAAACAGTTTATTATCTATGTACATGGTGACTCAGATATAAAAGCTAGTGATAGATTACAAGATGTAGTTGATTCAGATTTATACTATGAAATAGATAGTGTAAGACGTTCAAAAAGTAGGCAAGGACGGGTTCTTTCAACAATCATTAATGCCCATACGTTTGAGTAATGGCTTTCGGGCTAAGTAAAAAGTCTGGTGTAGGTCTTTATCAATCTCCTTCACAGAGAAAAGATAACAGTAAAATATTCTTATTTAAGTCCTTATCTGGTCTTAAAAGAAAAGACAAACTTTATGCAATAGGTTATAACTTAACATCTGCGGCAGCAATATTACCAGGTTTTGATGCTGGTATGTTGGGTGCTGCTCCTTACTTTATTGGTCAACTTTCAAATAACGCAGCTTCTATAAAAAAAGCTTTCCAAGGTGACTTAAGTGCATTAACAGGTAGAGGTAGATTTTTAGGTGGTGCAAGTTTTGTAAACAGAGCAGCTGGAAGTATAACATCGGCACTATCTTCACCTACAGGTGTTGGTGCTGTTGACAGAGCAGCAAATATTTATGTAGGTCAGCAAAAAGCTGCATTCCTACATTACACAAGAAATATGGGTAAAAAGGAACAGCTTAAAGTTTTCGTTGAAGCTATAGGTGACGGTAAAGTTTTCGATAAAGAAGTGCAAAAACAAGCTCAGTTAGCAGTAAGAGGAAATGTATTTGCTAAGTGGAAAGCTTTAACATATTACAAAGCTATAAAAACAGCACCGGACCCTTGGCGTGACAATCCATATATTCAAGCAAGAGAAGCTAGAAGAAATCAACAAATGAAACAAAAAAAGTTTAGAAAGACTGTTGTTAGTGAACCTCATACTGCAAATACAGATGCTCATGTATTAAAACTTATGAACATGTCGGACTCAATGTTTCAAGAAAGAGACGCTATTGAGGCTACTGCAAAGCTTATGGCTATAGATGATTTGTTAACTGCTGAAGGTGTAACGTTTAAAAAATCTTCAAATTCTAAAGAAATTATGAAACAATTTGGCGCCAATGAAAAATTTAGGAATCAAAAATTTAGACAAAAAGGTAGTGATAAATTTGATAACTTAACTTATAGAAGTCTTTTAGATGATGTACAAACACCAGAAAAGAAAAGTACATTAGGATTTAGAGGTGCTAATGCAGAGAGGCTTAAAAGAACAAAAGGTTTAGAAACTAATCCGGATACAAATCAATTTACTACAAATCTATCAAAAGAAATACATGACAAAGCTTTTCTTAGTTTTTTAAACAGTAATAATACTTTTAATAGCTTTAAAGGAGATTCTGCAGCAGAAATATTAAAACTAGCTACAAACATACCTGCTAATCCTGAAGTAATACAAGCATTTAATAATTATGCAACAAAGATGGGAAGAGTCGGTATGAATTTAAGTGATGGTGCTGGAATGGGACAAATAACTCAGGGAATTTTTTCTGTACTGTTTTCAGGTAACATGTCCTCTAATGAAACTTCATCTACAAAACTTGCAGCAGATTTGTCTAGAGATTTTTCTGCATTACAAGAATTAACTGGAGAGATAGGTAGAGCAGGTTTTGAAGATATTGCTGATGATGTATTAAATGTTATAGACCCAAAAAAAGTTTTAAGAACAAGTGGCGCTTTTTCTGAGACATCAATCCCCAGTTCTCATTTTATGGAAGCAAGAAAAGAATTAATTCAAGTAAAGTCTGATTATAATCAAAATTTTCAATACGGTTCTGTATTTAATGAAGCTGATAGGCACATAAATAACTTTCCAAATAATGATATTAGATTAACAGAATTAAATTTAACAGATAGTGATGTAAGTGGTCTTGATGACTATATAGAAAACAAGCGTCGAATTGATAAAAGAATGAAAAAATATCCTATATCAAAAAGAGACTATATGGAAAACAGTCAAAATTCAAGACGGAAAAGAGCTGAGATAGCTAAAAACGTAATGAAAGCAAATATGGGAGATTTAGGAATAGCAGGTTCTGCAAACCGTAATAATGATTTTATTGATGAATTTGTAAATAGTGTAGCTTTTAAAGATGTAAAGATGCATTCTCCTGATGGCAAACCAATAAATACAGATGAATATGGTAAAAGAATGAATCAGAAACTTGAGCGTGAAATTACAAAATTTATTGAAGATGGAGTACCTACTGAACAGATACTAAATCATGTAGAAAAAGAATTTAAAAAAAGTCAAAAAAATTACAAAAAACAATTTAATACTAAAATTCCTCCTGTAACAGATTATGATGATTTCTCAACTCACACACCAGATAAATTTGAAAGTGGTAACGAAGTTAGAAGAGGTCAAAGCACTTTTGTAAATTCTCATAACAATTATGTTCCATCTCAAAAGCATATTATTGAGTCTATTCACATGCACAATATTGAACTTAACGGTAAGAGCGAAGAAGATGGAAGTGGTTTTGTATTTAGGGAACAAGTATCTTTTGGTGGTCAGAATGAGAAATCTCAAACTGCTGACAAAATTAGAGATGCTGTTTCAATAGAGTTTGGTGGTCCCGCCACAGACACTCAAGGTAAATTAAAAAACAGAGGAGATAGAATGTTTTATCTTCCTAGTTTTTTTATAGGTACCGCTGCTTCAGAAGCTGCTGCATTTTTAGGTATTTTTGATAAAGGTTCAACATTTAAAGCTAGTGCTAGTAAAGCAGGTATTCATAACGCAGTATTTAGAATGAGTGATGAGGGTACTGGTGTATTCAATGCTACTAGAAAAAAATTCAACGAAAAGAAAAGAATGGATTTTGAAGGTCAACGTAGAGTAAGTAAAATGTTTGCTGATGCTAAAAAATCTGTAAGTGACCACAGAAAAGCAAACTTTAGTAATGAAGGAGTCCGTTTAGCAAACCAACGAGCAATGACTTTATTTAAGAAAGGTGGTGGATTTGGTCAAATAAATATAGATGATGTATCTAAAAATTTAAGTATAAGAGAACAAAAAATGTTTGGGATTGTTGATGGTGGTTTACAAACAGGAACAGGTCCTAGTAAAAATAAACAGTTTAACTTAAATAAATTAGGTGGTTTCAAAAATGCAAACTCAAAAATACAAATGAAACCAGGAGGTAGTACTAGTAAAACTTATAGCGATGGAACTTCAAACTTTAACTTTTTAACAGGAAGTTTTGAATCTCCTTTAGTGGAAAACGTTTTTAGGAATAGAGATGGTAATATCAGTGTAGAAACTGGTTATACACCTCTTGTTCCTATGGTTTTTGATACTGCTGGACATGCACTTTCAAAAGGTCATAAAACTCCTAAAACAAGAGTAGCTGAGACTTTAAGAGGTACCGAAAAAGGTAAAGCAGCTTTTCAAGGAGCACAAAACGCTGAATCTGTAGCAGCACAAGTTGAATTAGCTATGAGTGGATTTGATTCAAATATAAATATTCAAGCTATTATAGCTAATCCTTATGAAGCTATGCAGAAAACTTTCGTTTTAGGTACTAAACCAAATGGAACTGGAAGCATTTGGCATACAAATGACCTTGGCAAAGATACTCAAAATCCTAATCATCCTATCAATAGAATGAGAGAAATGTTTTTTGGAGCTGAGTTTGAAACTGAATTAATTAGACAATTTGTTAGAACAGCAGATTCAGAAGCTTCTCCTGTAATTCAACTTTTAACAGCCCAAGGAAAAATAAAAGAAAAAAATGAGTTATTAAGGGCACTTAGAGTTCAAGCAGGTTTTGTTGCTAAAACTTATTCAAGAGTTACAGGACAAACACTGCAAGCTATGGGTAATCAAATTTTAACTGAAGATGCTTTTAGAAGTTTAACAATGACACTTGCTGTCTTGTTGGAAGCTAACAAAGAACATTTTAAATTTGAAATGCACAAAAGGCTAAGACGAGCTACTCAAGGTATAAAAATGGACTCTGCATTAATGGCAAGATTAAATGCTAATCTTGCAAAAGAAACAATGTCAATAGACGTTTCAAAAGAATTTGATGAAATAGAAAGACTCTTAGGTCAGGGCATAGCTTTTGGTTATGATGAAAATGGTACTCCAGGTTTTGTTACATTTTCAGGTGCACAGGGATTTAGAAAAGAATTTGAGTTAGATGATAACTTACCTGTAATTAGTTCTTTAATGCCAGACTTTGCAGGTGGTAATGCTACAGGAAGACAAATAGGAAAAATATATAATTTTGATAGTAGAGAAGATGCCATACTGTCAAGTTTAGGAGTTTCTGATTTTCAAGAAATAAGATGGGACAAAAGTTTGAGATTAGGTATGCAAGATGTTGGAGCAGATGGAAGATTTTTACGTGGTGAGAGATGGTCTATTGCACAAGAGCTTGCTGAAGATACAGGTATTTCTGCTAGTCATTTCATGAACGATAACTCTGAAATGGTGAATGCAATAATGAATGATTCAAGTGTTGCTGACAAAGTAGGAAATCAGATTGCTGCTTTCACTACAAGAATGCAAGCAGGTAAAACAGGAGAATTGAGTGATGCCGTAGTAGCCAAAGAAATAGCTGCTTTAGATGCTTTTCTAGAAGCTAAAGGTATGGGGAATCGAACCGATAGATATAATACAATAAAAACAAACTTTGGTTTTATAGTTGCAGAAAAGAAAAGAGGACCTGCAGTTCATAATGATGAAACTCATTTAAAAGCTAATATAAACATTCTTGACAAAAAAACAGCACTTGCTAAAGCTAAAAATAAAATACGAATGCTAGGAAGTTCTTCTGGAGTTGGTAGTGGTGCAAAAGCTGGAAGACAAGTCGCTGATGATTTATACGATGCTTTTATGGAACAAACTATTGATGATATAGATATAGCAGCCATACTTGCTGCTGGTGCTCATAATGCATCGTCACAAGCAGAAGCTGCTGATTTTTTAAAAAATTTTTATCAATCTATGGCATTTTTAAGTCCACATCAAGGAATTTCAAGAGTACCAATAAGTTTGGTACTAATAGATGCGAAAATGGAAAGAATATTTCGTATGAATTTACCGAGTGCTTATCAACTAAAACAGCAAATGGATATACGTTTATGGACTGATAGTGCATGGCTAGGACTAGCTAAACTTATTAGAAAAACAGATTACGACCCAAATCTTCTTAATTTAAATCACACTGGAGATTTTGTTAAACATAGTAAAACAGTTAAAAAAAGTAGAAGAGGAAACGTTTCTCTACATAAAACAGACACAGGTAGAGCTTATTACAAAATAAAACAAACTGGTAAAGAATCATATAAAGAATATATAAGCTTTGATAAAAATAAATTTTATATAGAAGCTATGAAGTTAAGAAATCAAAAGAAACGATATGATAAGTAGTCATTGTATACTGAATTAGGAGTTTTATGCCAACAACAGGACAACCAGTACCGCCAGACGCTGAAATTATATTCAGAGATTTTATATTATCCAAAACTGCTGTTACTGACCTTATAAGTCAAAGAGTAGCTACTAATTTACCTAGAGATGCAGCAATGCCTTTCTTAGTATTTGTGAGAGCAGGAGGTACATTAGTAAGGCCTTCATCTCAAGTACATATACAATCTGCAGTACTTCCATGCATAGCTTTTGCTGGAGAATGGGGTGGAGATGGTACAAAATCAACTCCTGATTATGGTGGTGCAATGAATTTAGCAAATTTAATAATTCAAGAATGTTTTAATGCAGAAAATGAATATGTTGTAACAGATACAAGTTCAACAAAAGCAAAAATATACGGATTTGATATAGTACAAATGCCTACAAGAATGAATGAAATAAACACAGGTCTTGGAAGGTATGATTTTGGTCTATCAATGATGTATCGTGCAGTTTAAATTTTTAAAATACCACGAAAAAGTAGAACCTCCTATAACATTTAACATTATGAGTAAAAAAATGAAAATTAAAGTAAATCCTTTATTCTTAAAGGCTGATACAGTACGTGATACCGTAACAGGTACTACTTTCACAACAAGCTCATGGGTAGAGGTTAGTGTCAAAGATGGAAAAAGATTGTTAGCTAATAACATGGACATTTTCATTTATGATGACGAATCAGAGGAAGACAATGAATCTGATTCGAATATTGGAAACGACGAAGTAGATTCCTCGCAAGAGGATATCTTCGAAGATATAGTAACAGAAGAAGAGTAGCAGGAGATTAAATGGCAACTTATACAAGCGGTGCGATTAATGAAGTATTAATCGGTACTGGTGTACTTTATGTAGCTGATAGAACAACATCTTCTCTCGTATTTCCAGGCGACAGTTCAGGAGCTTGGGCAGCAGTAGATACTGCTAAATGGAGAGATATCGGATATTCCGAAGATGGTTGGACACTCGAAATGGATAGAACATTCGAGGACATATTGGTAGCAGAAGAAGTAGACCCAATTAAAACAATCAAGACTGCTCAGGAAGCAAGATTAATGGGTGAGCTATCACAGGCATCACTTAAAAACTTGTCCGTAGCTATGGGACAAGCTGACACTTTCGTTAGCGAAAATGACAGCAACTTTGCAGCCGGATACGATGTAATAACAACTCCAGACACAAACTCATTCGCTGAGTTAGCTGGATTACTTATTACAGAAGGTCCAGCAGGTGCAGATAGGCACTTAGAAATGCCTAGAATGGTATCTGTGGGTGCATTCTCAATGTCTCATGCAAAAGCTCCGCAAAAAGTAGTTATTGCAACTGAGTTTAAGTTACTTGTTCCAGACGCAACATTTCATGTTGGTAATGCTGGTGGAAAGTATAAACTTTTCAGAATCGTTGACAATACAAACGATACAAGTACATTTGATGTCAACTAATAGTTGATATAAGTATTAATTTACGGATAGGAGAGTGGTCGGTATGGTCGACAAAAAATTTAAAGATTTCGACGCTGCAATTGCTGAAGCAGCTGAGGAAAAGATAACATTTAAACTAGCAGGTAAAACATTCGAATTACCTGGTCAGTTACCAGCAAGAGTCGTTTTGACACAGATGAGGTTTATGGACGCTGATGGAGAAATGGCTGCAAATACATTACCTGAATGGCTAGAGTCTTTAGTTGGTAAATCAAATTTAGACGAAATGCTAGACGAAGGAGCTACTTGGCCCCAATTAGACGAACTTCTGCAATTTTTGTTAGAAGAATATGGACTAGCTGGAGACCAAGAAATTGAAGCTGAAACAGAAGGTGATGCAGACCCAAAAGCATAAGCTTTTCTTTTGATGAAATAATTGAAAGATGGGGCCATCTTGAAGGTGACTTTCTTAGATGGTACAGCATACATAGTCCTTTAGAAATATCATGGAGAAAATTTATGATATTATTATCAGGGTTGCCATTAGATAAATCTAACTTTTTAGGACCTTATTATGAGGCGATGCTCAACGATGAAGAAGCAAATCCTGGCTCTTCTTCTGATACACAATATAGAAATACAAAACAAGAATACGACCGGAAAGCCAACAGAAGAGGTCGTACACGTAGTAGAATATCTCTAGACGATTTTATTGCCCAGTCCGATGGGCTTGGGAATAAAACAACTTTAAAAGACACCTAAAACGAGTAATATATGGCATCAGTAAACGCATTTAAAGTACGTGCAATAATAGAAGCTGGTTATGATAAACAATCACTTAACCGAGCCAATAAGGATATTGCACAAAGCTACTCTGCTTTAACAGGTAAGTTAAAAGCAATAGGAAGAGCTTCAAACATTACTCAACAATCTGCAGCTATGATTGGTGCTGGTTATGTGGCAGCATTTGGTGCAAGCATTGCCGCTGCTGCAGCTTTTGAAGAACAATTTGTAAATGTTAAAAAGACTTTAAATGTAGCTGGAGATACAAGACAGGCTGAACAAGCTTTTGATAATATTTCTAAACGTTTAAGGGATATGGTTAAACTTGCTCCAATTACAACACAAGCAATAAATGAAATTGCTGCTATTGGTGGTCAGTTGGGTGTAGCTGCTAGTGAGATAGTAAGCTTCACAGATACAATACAAAAACTTACAATAGCTACAAACCTATCAGCAGACCAAGCAGCTCTATCAATGGCTCGACTTCAAGAAATTACTGGTACTACTGGAACAGAATTAGACAATTTAGCTTCATCTCTTGTTGCTTTAGGTAACAACTTTGCAGCTACAGAATCTGAAATAGTAAATGCAGCATTACAAATAGCAACAGCAACTGCTCAAATTGGTGGAGAAATGAACCAAACAGCAGTAGATGCATTAGCATTTTCAACAGTTCTAAAAGCTATTGGTCAACCTTCACAAGCAGGTGCTACTGCAATAGTCAGATTAATGACTGAGCTTTCTGAAGCTATAGCTTTAGGTGGAGCTAATTTAGAACTTTTCTCTAAAGTTGCAGGAATGTCAACAGATAGTTTTAAGAGTTTGTTTGATGTAGATTCAACTAAAGCAGTCGCATTATTTATAGACGGATTAAATGATACTGAAAAAATAGGTATGACAAACATAGGTGTTCTACAGAAACTTGGCTTGGGTCAGGTTAGAACACAGAAAGCTATATTAGCAACAGCTAAAGCAAGCGATACATTATTTGAAGCTATTGATGTAGCTAATGACGCTTTTATAGAAAACAATGCTTTGAATGAAGAAGCAGAAAGAAGATATGCAACTTTAGTTTCTGAAATAACAAAAGGTAAAAATGTTATAAAAGGTGAGATTTTAGATTTCGGTTTAGAGAACATAGATACTGGTACAGAAATAGTAAGACAATTTAACAATGCAATATTCGCTCTAGTTAAAGGTTTTACATCTGCATTAAATATGTCATTTAGATTTTTTGGAGGTATAACTGTATTAATTGCAGGTTTGAGAGCTTATAAAGGTTCCCTAGCAGTAGTAAGAGAAGAAATGGGTCTGTATGCCTTTAACGCTAAAGCAGCTATTAATAATACTGCTGCGTTTAATGCTTCACTACAAGCAGGAACACTTACAGGACCTGGTTCTCGTGGTGGAATGAGAATGATAGGAGAAAAGTCAGCTTTAGGTACTCCAGAATTTCAACAAGAGTTATCAGAAGGTGGTTTTTACAATAGAGGACTTAAAGGTGGAATAAGTCTTAATCCATTAAAAGCTGGTAAAAATGCTGAAATGCGTAAAGCTGTAGTAGCTAATCCAGCTTTACTAGAAACTATTTACGGCGGTAGAGTTCCTCAGTCAATGAAATTTATGTTAGATGGTCCAGGACAAACCATGACTAAATTTGGTAGTAGCAGTATGGCTGCTGTTGGAAATTTACAAACTGATTTCCTAAAAGAGAGCAGACAAGTAAGAAAACTAAGAAAGCGTTCTGTATTTAATCAAATACAAGACCCAAGTAGTTTATTTGGAGCTCTAAAGGCTAAAAGTTCTGTAAATAAAAATCAAAGATTAGTAGAAAGTCTTTTAGATAAAAAAGGTGGATTAAGGAATATCAAAGAAGGTGGCAGTATATTTAGTGGTTTAGGGTCTAAAAAAGTTGATAAAGTTTTATTAGACGATGTAGAAAGATTAAAAAGACTTAGAACTATAAACAAAAGACGTGTCGTAGAATTAAATGGTTTAATTAAAGATTTAATGCCTTTTGGTAGGGGAGGCAAAACAAAAGGTATAAATATACTACGAGAAAACCTTTCAAAAACTGGTGACATTGGTCTAGAGTTCCAAAAAGCAATGAGCGTCGATGGACGTAAAGGTATTAGAGGATTATTCGATAGAAAAAGATTAGAAAAAGCTATGCCAATTATTGCTAAAGACAGTGCAGTGTTTCAAAAAAATCTTCAAGATTCCGTAGAAGCCTTAAACGCAGGAGACATAAAGGGCGGTGAATTAGCTTTAGCTATGCAGGACGTAGAATCTAAAACTGGAAGACTCTCAAATACTCTTAAGGGTATGGTTAAAGGTTTTAGTAAATTAGCAGCTATTGGTATTGCTTTAACTGTTGCATTTAAGTTTGTAGAAAAAATAGGTGAGCAAGCAAGAGGAGTTATGCAATTTACTCAGTCTATGAGAGAGATGGACCAAGCGACTCAAGAATTAACAACAAATACTGAAAAACTTGCTTCAGCACGTCAACTATTACTAGACAATGCAGGAGATGCACAAATAGTTGAAATTTTAGAAAAGGAGATTGAGCAATTAGAACAATCTTTACTTAATCAATCAATAGCTGTAAGAAGAGATATAGGTGAAAGTTTCATAAACCAGATTATGACTTCTACTTTTGGAAAAAATGATGATGGTGTAGCTAGCGGAACTGCTTTAGAAAGATTAATAGAATTTGGTGGTATGTTTGCTCAAGATGCAGAGGGTACATCGGAAAGAATGTCTGAAGCAGTGGGTAATTCTTTAATGAGTATGGCTGAAGACGGTAAGTTACCAACTGGAAATAAGATTATAAGCAACCTTTTATTTGAAGAAGGAACTTTTGGTGCAGAAGATATGTTGCCTTCTGGATTTTTTAGAGGAACTTCTGCAAAGATAATAGAACAACTAATCAACGAATCAGAGGCAATGAATGGTGAAGAGTTTTTAAAATTCCTAGGTATTGAGGGTGAAAAATTAGAAATCAATAATCTTGAAGAAATATACATGGAGATAGGTGGCAGTATAAGAGACTTCATAAGAGGAGGTGCTACAGCTGAAACCGTATTAGATGATAGCTTTTTGGCACCTGTAGTTGATAGAGTTAAAGAGCTGACAAAAGGTATGGGTTTGACTAACGATGAATTGGCACAGATGGTCGTAGATACATCTGGATTTATATTAGCCATTCAAGGAATGACAGGAGAAACTGTAGATGCTATGGATGGTTTTGCAGCAATAGACGAATCAGCACCAGCAGCTAAAGCAATAAAGGCATTTTTAAAACAGAGATTAAACGACTTTGAAGCTGCAGGAACCATAACAAGAGATGAACTAAATAATGCTGGTGACGATTATAACAAAATATTTGACTTATTTAAAAATGCACAAGAAAAATTTATTAACGAAAACAAAAAAGGTGTTGATGCTTTGATGGACGAGTTTGGTGTTACTGAAATGGCTGCTCTTAGATTAGCTATAAGAATTGAAGATGCCTTTAAGAAAGCAAGAAGTGCAATGGTTGACTTTACTAAACCATTACCTGATAATCAATTTGATGATATGACTTTGTTAGAATTGGTAGGTCAAACTCAAGCCAAAGCTCTTGCACAAGCAGAATTTGAAAGAGTAATACAACAATTAAGAAAGACTAATCCTTTACTTGCTGACCAATTAGCTCAAATGGGAGTTCAAGGTGGCGGTTTAGAACTTGGAAAGAGATTTGCTACAAGACCTGGAATGGCAGTAGCCCAAGAACAAGCACTAGCTGCAGCAGTAGGACCTGACTATTTGCAAGATATATTTGGTACTACAAACCCAGGACTTACTGAAAATGAACAACTAGGAGAAGATATTGTCGACGGTATAGCAAAAGGATTTGCTAATAGAGAAGGAGCATTAGCAACTGCTTTAGTTGACACTATGAAATTTGTAGTTGATGAAACTAAATTATATATAGACTCATCATCTCCGTCTATGTTAATGTTCCGTGAAATCGGTGTACCAATGATTGATGGTATAGCACTAGCACCATTCTTTATGAAAGATAAGGTTGCTGATGCCTATGTTGGTGTTGTTAAGAATGCAGTCGACAAAGCAGCTGCTGAAGTTCCTGGAATGCAAGATTTTATTGATTTATTAAAAGGTGCTGGAGGTAGTAAAAAAGATATTGAATTTACTCTTACTGCTATGGGTGCTGGAGCAGACCCTGAAGGTGTTGTAAAAGACTTTGCTAAAATGGTTTCTAAAGGTAGACAATCTGCTGTTGGTAAATTACGAGAAGCATTTAATTTAACTACTGATATAACTAAAGCTGAAAGACAACAGGTTCAAAATGCTCAAACATTAGCACAATCTAAATTTGATTACGTTATGTTACTTAATTCTGAGAAAACAATACAGAGACAACTTTCCGAAACATCAAGAAAGCGTCAAAAAATGGAAAGAGATGGAGTTGCAGGAAATATTACTTTATCTGAAAGACGTGATGTCTTAAGTCAACAAATAAGTATAGAGGATAGAGAAAGAAGACTAAGAGGTGACTTTACTGCATCAGAACAACTTGGAATTAATGAACAAACTAAAAAAGTAGCAGAATTACAAAGAATGTTTAATTTAGGGGCTACTGGAGCTTTAGAGTTAGAATCAGAACAAGACAGACTAAGAGATATGACAGGAGGTTTCAAATCAGAAGCTGAAAAGGAATTATTCTTTATTGAATCTGCTTTAGCTAAAGAACAATTACAAGAAACAGAGAGATTAGTTTTACTAGAAGACGAACAACTTCAACAACTTAGAGATGCTGAAGCATCATTAATATTTCAATTAGAAACATTTGGTGACCAAAAAGAAATAGCTTTTGGTAAAATTGAAGCTGCATCTGAAGGTGTTGCTAATGGAATTATAGCTTTAGAAACAGCACAGCTAGCTTATAAAGAAAAAGCTCCAGAGTTCTTAAACGAATTACAGGTATTAGAAGACCACTTTGGTGGTGTAAGTGATAGTGTGCAAGCAGTTCTAGATGCCACAAATGCTTTTGGAGAGGTAGATAATACAAAAATTCTTACTACTTTAACACCAGTTGTAGAAATGTTATCTGCATTAAATGCAGCTGCAGCAATAGCAGAACAATATTTTACAGCAGATGAAGTTGGACCACAAAACCCTGATGACCCTATATCAAAAGGTGGTGTTGGTGGTCTTGGTATGAAGCTTGGATATAAATTTACTGATAGCTATCTCAGAGATATGGAACTACTTGCTGAAATCTATAAGCCATTCCGAAGGGACCCCGTTCCTACAGGTATGATGGGTATGAGAACTAAGGGTTATAAATATGGTGGTAGAGGCGACACTATGAGAAGAGCTCTTGTGGGAGAGTATGGTCCTGAAGAAGTAAAGTTTGTACCTGGTTCTGGTTTCTTAGTAAAACCATTAACTCAAGGTGGACGTGGTACAAATACTATAGTAGAAAATTTAAATGTAAACGTCACAGGAGTTCCTGCTGACCCTACAAGTGCTAGAAAAGCTGCTGTTCAGATAAGAGGTGCTTTGAATAGATTAGATAGAGAAGGAATTGCTGGTGGAGGATTAAGTAGAAGATGAGTTATATATCAAACTATGTATTACAAATAGGAAGACTAAAGTTTACTTCTCCTAGTCAAATAAACATAAGCGCTTCACCAGGTGGTAAACAAGTTACTATAAATGGTAAATTAGGTGGTGCAGAAAACGAAGTAGACCATTTGAAATATATAAGGGATGAACTTTCCTCAATGGCTGCATGTGATGAAGTATTTCCACTTCAATATAATGGTGACACTTCTTTAAATGGTTTTGTAAAGATTTTAAGTGCAAATCTAGATACTACTAGATATGTATTAGGAGGTTTTGGTTATAGTGTTCAATTAGAATATCTAGGTAGAGAAGGAGATGTAAACTTTGAATCTAGATTGACAGGTTCTATTTTAGAAAATAATCATAGCATTAGCTCTACTACTGAGCAGTTTCATGCACCACCAGGTAATCACTATGCATACTTTCATAATAATGTTGGTGCTTCTAATACAAGAACAGCCTCTAATTTAGAAACTACTAGTGCAACAGATACAACAACTTTATATTTAAAAACAGGAGCAAGCATAAGAAGTAGCAATGCTCAATATTCTGTAGATATTGAGGATTATTACAAAGGAGCTTGTAGAGTAAGTATGGGTCAACACACAGAACACAATTATGCAACAAACTCTTCATCAAGTATAGACAGTGTAAGACATGGTAAATATGCAGGACAATGGAATGTCGGTGATTCTTTAATAATAGAAAATGGATTAATTAAAATGGTTCTTGGTACATCAACTACACAATCTAAATTTAAAACTTACATTTGGGATGAAACTGCATATTCAACTGAACAAGAATGGGCATTTAGTTTAGGTGACCCTGTTTCAGGAAGTCATTTAGGAACAGAGTATGATGGATGGCATAGAGTGCAAATACTAACAAATAGACCTGAAGTTGTAGTAGTTAGATGTACAACCTTTAAAGATACTGATAAATCAGGTAGACTTGTAGTAGATTTTGCATTAAGAAGAGGAGCGCATCATATGTCAATTATTTCTAATAGTCATACTGCTGGAACACCATTGAATATAAGTTTGTCTACAGCTCCATCAACAAATGCTTCAGCAACTAATTTAAATAATGGATACTTAAAAGACGGTACTACTTCACCAGAAGATGGTAACTTTTGGATATTAGGAAGCCCACATGATTTAGAATCAAATACTTCTATAACTAACAGAGGAATGATACAAAGAGCTACTAATGGTTCTACTTTCTCTGCAGTAGTTGGATATGAGTTAGTTGACTCATCTACATCTGCTCCTCTTGGACACAATGATGCAGATTCAGTTTTTAAGCAATATATTGACAATGTTAATGAAGCACAAAGGATAATTAAAGCGTAATGTCAGTTACAGAAAAATTGATGGCACCAGGTGTTTTTAATATAGGATTAGACCTATCTTTAGTTCCAAACTCAATACTTACAGCTATACAGCCATACGACCAAATTATTATTACAAATAATCCAATGGAAACTCAAGATTACATTGATAGTGTTATGTTGCCTACTGCTGAATATATTGGTGTAATTACTTCTTTAGGTATAGAACCAGAAGTAGCTCAAATAGAAGGTTCTGGATTAAATTTATACTTAGGAGATGCTGAGAATCGAGGTATGCCTGTAACGGATGTAGGAACATCTACTGCACCTAGGGACTATACAGCAGTAACTTTAGAATATTTTGTAAATAATGATAGCGGAGCACCTTATGGTGTACTAAGAAGAAATGACAATGGAGAACTACGAGGAGTATGGCCAGGTACAATTACAGAGAAATCGGATGAAGAAACAGATTTACTTTTAAATTTTGAAAACCCAACAAGTAATATTAAAACTTTAGATGAGACAGAGCATAAACATGAGTTTACTTGCTACTTAGGTGCAGAGATTGACGCAGACCAAGCTAAGTTTGGTAGTAAGTCTTTAGACCTTTCAGCACCTAACTCACATGCTAAAGTTGATTACCATCCTACTTTTCATCCATCAGGAGATGATTTCACAATTGAGTGGTGGGAATATAGATTAGACCCTTCTAGTTGATATGCCACAATTTAATGTATCTTCAGCAACAATCAGTAATACCTTTATTGATGATATTCTATATCCTGTTGTAGGTTACGTCCCTTGGGTTTATGATGATGCTTATCCTCATATTATTAACAACAAAGATGTTAGAACAGATTTAGGTTTAGATGACTTACTTGTTGACGCAAGTAATAATGACATAAATACTTTTTATGCATACAACGAACCTATAAATACGAGTGCATATACAACAGGTAATATATTTTTTAAGAGACAGCAAAACTATGCACATAGTAATTTAAATACTCATGGTAGAGTTCCTTACAATCCAGATTTACACGCATTTATTGGAGGTAACTTACGTATTGGTTTGGGAACAAGTGCAGAACTATTAAATCCAGTCTTATCTTCCTCTTTACAAATTCCAAATCCTTATAGACATGCAAATGGTTTATATAGACAAGTTAATATAAATGGTATACAAATAGGTGGTAGTTCGTATACATTTCCTGTATCTTATGGTGCTTCTGTTGGTTCTGGCGGTCATTACTTGCCTAAAAGTGGTACTGGTAATGGAAGTAAGGTAACAGATGCAGATACAAACTTTAAATATACTGGTGATGACACAGTAAGCACAAATCAAATATTTTCATACACATTAGCAAAACAATTAGCTACTGATTCTTTAACAGGTGCTAATGGAATAGTGCCTCTTGTTAGGACAATAATGGCTAACAATGCAGATGCTTTCCCTTATGATAACGCACTAGCTCAAGAACATTTTGACATAATGTGTTTGATTGCTTATATAAAAGGACCACAAGTTTTAAGCAGAAGTCACTTCATTCATCAATACAAACAAGTTGATGGAACATCTGTGACTCAAGCCAGTCATTTATCAGCTTATGATTCAGCAGCTTATCAAATTCCTTGGTTTGCAGTTAAGCCTATTATGGGAACAAACGAATATAGGTTTTCAAGTAAATTAGTTACACACATGCAACAGCTAATTAACTTAATGCTTAAAAGCGACAAGACAACTACCACACATAGTTTAAGTTCTATAGTAACTGCACAAGCTGGTAGCTCTGATGCTCATACAGGTATAACTCTAAACCCTGATTGGTATGCTGGAGGTCCTGCAATTACTACAGACTTTCACTTTGCTCCTAAAGACTATAAATCTGGAGACTATCAGACAGCCAGTAAAAGACCTCCTGGTGATAACCCTTCGTTAATAGCTTTACACAATATTCCAGGAGGAATAAGCACAGTACCATATGTACCTTCAGCAATTGATACAGATGGTGATGGTGTAATCAATGTAGATGAACTATTGACTATAGGTGTCGGAGACTTACCTACTACAGATTTTTGGACAAATGATAGATTTGACGTAAGTACTTATTTAGATGAATATTTCGGTACAACAGTAGAGAACTTAGATACAGACGAATACGGTACAGAATATTGGACATTTCATCCTATATACCAATCCTATTATGCGAAGTATTGGCAAGATGGTGATTCGTTCTTTCACGGTAAATCAGCATTTAGTGACAAAAGAGCTGCAACTAAACATGGAGCAGTAATCTCATCAACAGGAGAATCACAACTACCATCATTTATGATTGGATTAAACGAAAGTGGAAATGGTGTATCTAAAGTATATATTCGTTCTAATGAAAGTGGTACTGCAACAGAAAGTGGTATAACTTCTGCATTCGATATTGCTGATGGTAAATCAATGGGAAGTATCAACTATGGTGCATGGAATCACTTTGCTATAACAAGAAGTGGTACAACATTTAGAACATTTAAGAATGGAGTCCAGCAAGATACTTGGCAATCAAGTAAAGCTATTAAAATACCAGTCGCTGACCCTAGTTCTTCATATGAAAAAACTGCACTTGACTTGTCTATTGGACGTTCACAAGGTGCTGATTATTATTACGGATATATAGATGGATTACGCCTTTCTAAAGGAGTTGCTAAATACACTTCAAACTTTACTACACCAACATCTGCTCCTGCAATTGTAAATACCAATGCTAATTATTACGGTAAGCATCACATAGAAACTGTTTCTAGTGCCTTAGATAAAGCTTCTGTACAACTAGATATTGAATATAAGTTGAGAATAGGTACAAGTGCAGATGATACACCAAGACCTATACCAGGTGGTACAAATGTAGGTAAATTACTTTTAGATGTAGGACCAAGAGAAAATCTTTTTACTGGACACACCACAGACCCAACGACTCTAATAGTTAGAGAAGGAAGTGGAGATGACCCTGCTATAACGGGTATAAATCCAGCTGCTATAAAAACTTCTTTTGATGCAACAGAATATGTTTCTACTGTTGAATACATTTACTCAGATGGAAATTCGCAATACGATGCAGTAGATGTTATTGATACTGATAATCCATATAGAGGTATAAATGGTGAAAAACTAGAAAGAGCAACTTACGTCACAGAACCAGACCATCCATACATAAGCAGAGAAGAAAGAGCTTTAGCTTTCTTAAATGAACTTAAAAGAACAAAAAGAAGTATAAATTTAGATTTAGATTACTACGATATTCAGGGAGACTTTGAAGTTGGAGACAACATTTTTGTATACGATACTGACTTAGGTTTTGAAGATACAGATGACAAAGTAAATGAAGACCCAACAAGAACTTCTAAGTTTGAGGTTTCATATCAAGGTCAGTATGTAAATCCTGAAAAGATAAGAGTTACATCTATTACTTGGCCTGTTCAAAATACTTATGGAGTTTATTTAAGAAGACTAACCTCAACATCTCAAAATAATTATCAATATATAAATCTTACACCTTACGTAAATTTTGAAAATGGAGGAACTACTTTAGAAGT